AATAAAACTATTGCAAATATACAACATCAGCGTCGCGTGTCAATAGTAGCACGCACAACTGCTGCGAGTACAGCGTCTGGCAGATTCTTACCACCCCGTGCGCGCGCGTAGCTGTGGCCAGTCACAGCCATGGCGCTTCCTACCGCGCTGCGCGCGCCCCCAGCGCCTGTGGACTCGTGTGCCATGGCAATAGCCCGGCCAGAGAGGACGTTCGCCGAGGAGCCGCCGGTGGCAAATACCTGCGCTACGTGTGTTACCGCACAGACAGTCAAGAGCCTCGCCTGTGCACCCCCCCGGGCACGAGAGACCCGTGCCCGGGATCGTGATCTCGCAGAGAGGCAGATAGCCGCTCCGGGGGAGTGCACAAGCACTGGCAAAACAATGGCGCCAGCGCCGCGCACCGGGCGAACCCGGGCGGTAGCCCGCGCAGAGAGCGCGACCCCGTGGCCTTCGGAGATGCGCTGCAGGCGTAGCCGGTTCGTGGACTTGGGTCGACGGGTCGTGCCACCCGCAGCGATGTAGCCGAGCAGGCCTTGGACAGCGACATAGATAGGGGAAAACCCTATGCCCTGTATCGCTACGACGCGGGGGCTAAGGCTCATACCCGGGTTACGGTTGTTGTGGTCCCATCGCTGCTAATCGTCTGGGCCACCCCATTTGCCGCCCGGCTAGTCTCGGTAACGGTGAGGGGGAACCCCAACTGAAGTCCGTGGACGTTATATATCTCGGCCAGTTGCGTCGCCTGCTCTGTGGACAGCGCTCCGGAGGTAAGTTCGCGGGTTGCGTATGCCCAAACCGCTGCAGCCAGCGCGTTCAAATCTACCCCGCCGCTGGACGCCGTTGACAAGGCTTTACCTGCGGAGCCCGTGGTCTGGTAGTTTGCGAGCGCCGCGTTCCACACGCTGTCCCGAATACCCTCAGGCGTCAGGTCCCCGTACCCGCGGATATTGGCAGTAATGTCCATCAACGCGGTGTTGCCCGCAACCACGGACCCGGAGCCAGAGAGTACCGCGCCGAGGTCCGCCAACCCCTGCAGCGTTGCAGTGACACTGGATGCCCCAGTGATCGTCGCCACCATCGTTGCCAAGGCATTTGCTGACGCGCTTGTTATTCCGCCGCCGGCTGTCAGGGTGGCGGCGATGGACACGATCAGGCCGAGCACCGCGCTAGAGATTCCGCCGTCGCCGGTTATGGTGGCTTCGATGTTGTACCCCGACTGCATGGGGCCCGTCATCGCGCCGGAGCCGGTGACCAGCCCCGCCCGCAGGTTGCCGCCCTTTCGGGGGAGCATCCAGCCCTGTGGTTGGTAGTACCCATTTGGCAAGGCACCGTTGGCTCCGAAATTCTCGCTCGACGTGCAGCCGGGGAGTCTCCCCGGCTGCAACTGGCCGTTCCAGTCCCGACCCAAAAAGGTCAGCGGAATTTTGTCGATAAGCCGCCCGTTGCCAATCAGCATATCAAGACCAGCCGAGGTCGATGTGGCCCATGATCGAAGTGCTGGCAGCAGTCGCAGCGCCCGCAAAGTAAATCCACGACAGGGCGGCACCGTCCTGTACTACAACACTGGATGGTATCTGGAAGATGGTATTGCGCTCACCCGCCACGCCCAGTGTGACGATGGGGATGGACAGCAAAGGTTTGCACAGCACCAGCGCAGCGGTGGCAACCGATGCGCCCGTGTAGGCGGTGGTGAACTGAACAGTCTGCACAGAGGTGATGCCCGTGTCGCCAGCCGCCAGCGGGAGGAATGGCGCGTGGTTGTTGGCAGCAACACCAGAGTGCACGATCTTGCCGGGGGTGGGCACGTTGGCAGCGCCCGCGGTCAAGTTAATGGTTGCGCCCAAAGCCCGGCCCGATGTGGGTGTTGTGTTGGTGTAGCTCATGGTCATGACCGGGGTGCCAGCCGATGTGCCGGTCAAAGCGGTGGACGCTACGAATGCCCGCAAGCCTGCGCCCGAGGTGTAGCGTGAAAGCGCCGTGCCCGCGATCAGGGTTTGCGCGGTGTTCACCAGCATGTTCAGACCGGGCCAATACTTGACCACATCGACCAGCATCAAGACGCCGGGGACCGCCGTGGCGACCGCGCTGAACGCAGACGCATTAAGCACCTGCTTGGTGTCGGGTGTGACGTTGCCGCCGTGATAGATGCCCCAGCCGGTCGCCTCGGTAGGTACTGCGCCGGTCAATGCAGTGCCGGGGTAAGTGTTCGCCACAGGGTTGCCAGCGGTCAAACTCATGTCATACCAGTTGCCAGCGGTGTAAGCCACTGTTCCGGTGATCTTGTTCCAGTCTGCCCGCCATGCTTTGCCAAGGGCAAGCTCTGCGGTCATGTCGTCGAGTGAGGCGTAGGCCATGTTTTAGCTCCAAATGAAATCGAATTGCCCGTGCAGCGTTGCAGGGGTCGCTGTTGAACTGCTCTGCCCAATCAGGTTGATATATGCACCATCCTGAATCTCAGTCATCGGCAGGCACAGTCTGTCCTGTGCGAAGTCAACCTCAATCGGGGTTGTCTCGTTAATCTGCATGGAAATAATCCCCAAGGGCTTGACGATGCAGGCCGCGAAGATTCCACCCACACCAGACAGCATGTTGATGTTGTCAATGGAGCGCACCCCGTTGTCGCCCTGCCCCAATATGTAGGGGTTCCCGTGTCGATTGCCCGCGATGGCTGGCTGTGTGCCGTTGGTAGGGCCGCTGATTAACTGCCCTGCGGTGTTTGCATTGGCGGTGAACCCTGTCCACGTTTTCTGCACACCGTCCGAATTGATGTAGGTGATAACCGTGTCCTGCGCGTTGGCAATGCCCGCGCCCTGAGATACCAGCATGATTTTGCAGCCCACGCCGCCGTAGCGGGGAATGGTGATCTGGTTGTCCAGCGGTTGATCTCCACCGTCACCATCAATAAACGGGTAGAACATCACAATGTCATGGATGTGGAACACCGCCTGCCCGACAGCCGCAACAGGCATCAGCATCGCTTTGTGCAGGTACTTCTTAAACCCCGCTGCGTTGCAGGCAGGGCCGTGCAGTATTCCGTCCGTGGGCTGTAAGGTGGCAGAAACATAAGGCGTGGCTGCGTAATAATTCGCCACCGGAATACCGGCTGCGTAACTCATGTCAGTCCATAGCCCCGCAGTCATTGCAGGGCCACCACGCCGGAAAAAGCCGTGCCAACTCCTGCCCGCTGTGTAAGCGTCAGCGATGTCGGAGAGCGCCCTAAGGGTCATGCCGCAAGCCCGCCTCGGCCATCAATACTTGCCGACATATCGACGGTTCGCCCGGGCGGTACTAGACGCACCTGCCCGTTATTTGCGTCAAGAGCTTCCTGAAGTGCCATCCGAATCTCTCCGATGCTGGCACTCCGTTCAGTGTCCCGTCGCCCGTCAGTATCACCTTGCGTGGAGCGTTCACCTTTGCTGTTATGTGGTTGCATGTTCGTGTTACCTCGCCAGTTGGTTTTACCTTGACCTTCGCACCGCAAACCGAGCAGTTGTAAAGGTAAGGGTATTTGTCAAGCCACTTCACGTCTCAGTGATAACCAAGCCGTTGGCAAGAAACTGAGGCGTAATAGACGCCGCCGCGCCGATGGTGATCGGGCTGTTGAGTGCGCCGTAGTGCCACACGGCTGTGGCGCCGGAAGCCGCAACCCCTGTCGATACCCCTTGCAGCGTGGCACCGGTGGCACCGGACTGAGGGAACTGCAGAAGCGCTGCGTTGGACAACGATCCGCCGGATGCCGTGGTGAAACCCGTGCTTCGCGCGCGGGCCACACGAGCGTAGTTGGTGTAAGCCACCTCATTTTCTGCTTGGCTGTTGGTCGCCGCAGTCAGCGATGTACTTGTGTGCAGCCCAACGTACACGTTGGTAAGAGGGGTAGCTGCAGCATTGTCAGCCACAGTGGGCCAAGCAGTTGCTGAGTACATCAGGTTCAAAATGCGGTTGCAAGAATCGGTGCTTTTTGGCATGGTCTACTCCTCAATCTATTACAAAAACGCCATCTGCGGCAGTCGCTTCGGGGAATACTACGTCGAACGGGGCGTTCGTGGAAGACGTTTCTTGGGCCAGCGCTACGACCCCCACTGCCCGGTTCTGTTTGGACGCGTTGTACACGAGCCCGGCGACCACACCACGCAGCGTAACTTTGTCCCAGTGCGCGTCGTCGAACGTGAGCACAGCGGCTTCGCCGTCCTCAGACACGTCAAACCCAGTCAGGGCAATACCGCCGGCGCGGTACCCGGGGCCCGAGATCTCGCCAGAAGGCGAATATTCTTTGGTGTATGGGGTCAGGTCGGCGCCGGCGGGGTACAGCGCAAGCATGTACCGGTCATCCTCGTGGTGCACGCCGCGCATGATGTCAGCCTTGTACCCAACGCAGAAGCAGGGGCGGATCATGCTCCACCTCGGCCAGTCTGGGTGTTACTCACGACATTGGCTCCTTTGCCACCCATGCGGTTGCCGTCGGGGCCAGTGGGGTTGCCCTGCGCCTCGCCTTGGCGTACCACCACTTCCTGTGGCGCCTGCCCGGCCTGCGCAGCCATCATCTCCTGCTGGCGTTTCAGCTCCTCTTGGATTTCCAGCTGCTCGTCGGTGGGGACGATGTCGTCCACCGGCATCGCCAGACCCTTGGCCACCTCGCGCAGGATGGCAGCGCGCCCGGGGATTCCAACGATCTCGGCGTCGATCGGATTGGCCGTGGCCTGCAGGAACTCGACACGGCGTACATTGAGCTGATCGCGGTTGGCCAGCGTGACAGCACCACGTGGGATGATCTCGCAGTCGCCCTTGATGTCTTCCCGGTCCACATACTGCATGTTCCAGTTGTACTGGGATGTAGTTGTGGGCCCGAGGACATCGAAGTCGATGTGCATCACCACCTGACGGATACCCTTGCCGGCCGAGCCCATGAGCATCGACAGGCCAGAGGCCGTGCGCCCGGCGCCACCCACCTGCCCATCGCCATACACATACGCGGGAACGCCGGACTGCTCATCCGCCATACGCGCGAACTGCTGGTACACCTGCATAAGCGGGGCGCTGCGGTCATCAGGCTGTGTGAAGTTGATCGCCGGGCGCCCGGAACCCATGGGGTCCGAGGTGGTCTGCCACAGTTTCCACGGGTGCATCTTGGAGATCTTGGCCCCTTGGGGCAGGCGGTCGATAGTCACCTCCACCTGCGGGCCGGAGGCGATACCCATGTTGTTCGACAGCGCGCGGGCGGCGGCGTTGCACACCCCCTGCACGTCTTCGATCAGCTCAGGGATGCCGCTACCCCAGAAGGATCCGGGGCGCTTGATGAACGAGGTGCAGCGGTAGGGCTTGTCGCCCAGTGGATCGTAGTTCAGCGTGGCCTTGATGACCCAGCGGCCGACCAGCCACACGTGGGCATCGTACATCTTGGCGGTGTCAGGGGCTTCATCCTCGGGGATACCCCACTCGCGCAGAAGCCGGCCAGAGACACGGCCCCAGAATTCCAGCGCGTCATACTTGCCGGACTCCGTGCGCCACACGTTGAACTTGTTTTCCAAGTCGCTCTTGATGTACTCGGCGGACCACAGCCACTCTGTATTGTTGCCTTCTTGCAATACAGCGCGTATCGCATCCTCGTCGTAGCCGGGCACGCCGATCAGGTCGGACAGGTCCGCTTCGCTCAGACGGTGGTGCTCAAGGCTGTACCCATCCGTCAGGCGGGTGATCCCCGGCTCCACATAGAAGCGGAATGGATCCACACGTGAGTAGGTAGGAGCCAGTTTCTCGGTCACCTCGGGGGAGAAGGAGCCATCAGCCTGACGGGTCCAGTCCAGCGAGCGCATCCGGCGCACCGTGGGGCCCTTGAGAATAGCAAGCGGGTAGGTGCTCAGGTCAGAGATGAACGCGTCGAAGGCATCCACGATGCCGCCTTCCACGAACTGGTCCGTGATCAGCTTCTGGTGGCGCTCGGCCCGATCGGCGGCGTCCTTCATCACGGCTTGGCGCGCGTCGTCGTTGGCCTGCTCCTCCATCTGCTTCATCACCATCGGGTCGATGGGAACTCCGCTCTGGATCATCTGGATGACCTTCTGGGCCAGCTGCGCCGTGACGGTCTGCACGAAGTCGGGCGGCATCTCTGGATCCGGTGTCGGCTTGATCGCGAATGGAACCATGCCCTCGTCGAGCAGGATGTCTCGCAGCCAGCTCTCGGCCCCGCGGCACTTGGTCTCGGTGATCATCATGAACACCTCGGACCCGCCGGCCTCACGAATCTCGGCCAGCTTGCCCGGCTCGTACTCACCTTTGCGCTGCCGCAGGTTTTTGAGCATCTGCTTCTCGATGGGCAGCTTCGCGTCCCGCGCCGACTCCCAGCAGGAGCGCACGTGCGACGCCAGCGACAGAATGTAGGGGGTGGACTGGCGGGCCTGCGCGGCTGCCTGCGCAGTGCGCTCGGCTTCCTGCGCGTTTAGCGTCCCGTTGGACGTGAAGTTGACGAGACCGGCCATGGCGGGTTAGTACAGTGCGACGATGAGCGTGGCGGAGGTACCGGTGACAGCAACCCGAACCCCGGCGACCGGGAGGACCGCACCCGCGGGCACGGTGTATTGGCAGGTGTCGCCGCTGGCCCGGCTGTGCTGGATGGTGATGGTGCCGGCGCCGCCGATGTAGAAGCCGCGTGCCGGGCCGTCTTGGAATCGGGCAGTTGTCGTGTCGGTGGGGGTAACTACCTTACCAAATTGTGCGGGGGGTACGAGCATGGTCCACTCCTAAGAATGGTGGGAATATACCATGCCCCCCGGCTTCGCTCAAGCCGTCGTAGTAATCGTCAATGTGAACTCAGTTACGCCGGGGTCCACCGTAGCGGTGTGCGCTGTGCGCCTTGCGTAGATCAATCGAAACGCCCATGTGGCCCCCAAAATTAGGGGCATTGGGCCATGCTTGCCACGAAATTACCCTTTTACGGGTGGTCTTTACCCCGCCGTGGGTATCGTGATCGTGAAACTACCCACCCCAGCCGGA